TTTTTTTTTTCCTTTTTTTTTTTTTTTTTTTTTTTTTTTTTTTTTTTTTTTTTTTTTGTTTTTAAAAATAAATTAACAGAGCAGAATTCGTCGTTTCAACGACGACCTGGGAGGCCAATGAAATAGTCTCTCGGCCACTGTTGGTTAGACAGGGGTGAATGACCATCCATTAGATGTTGCATAGTTTCGACATAAGTTGGAAATCTTGCAGCAGTAGGCTGAAAGAATTGACCGGAGCTCATTTCGAGGTAGCGGAAGTAGAAATCAAGTTCTGCTTGACGAGGTTCAATCTTTTTGACAATTGTCAAGAAGTTGAAGATGTTTTCGCATATTTGATAAACACGAGGAAGTTGACCGCAGGCAGCGTAGGCGATACCGACGCATCGGGCAGCGAGTGCTTCTTGTGTTGTGGAGCGTTCAGGGTGTCGAAGCTGTGCTAGAAGAGCAAGTTCGTCACGATAAGGGATACCACCGACGTTCTTATATTTGAGAACTTCAGCGTGATCGAGTGATTCCTGAATGTTAGATTTCTCTTGAGATACCTTAGAGCCGAAATAGTATGTAGCATAATGAGTGAACATAGATAAAAAGGAAGCGACTAGAAGAAGGAAAGACATAATGATGAGGATAATAGAATCGTCACCTTGGACTTTGAGTTTGATCCGTGTGATGTCGAATCCCATACGAGATAAGATTGTAAAAATCATAACCATATTGTAGAGAGAGTCTAAAATTTGAGTTTGCATATATCCTGAGTAAATACCGGAGTGAGTGAAACGAATGAGTGTTCCATCTGGCATACGGAGCGGGACAGTAAGGACAGCGTCAGTCATCCAATTCCATAAATTTTCGAGTTTTTCTTCGACAGGAAGATCGTCAGCTCGGGAGAGTTGAGGATTGTCGGTTCGCGGATAGCGATGGGTAGGGTGATACCCTTTTGAGAAATCGAAACAAGGACGCATGATGTGGGTATGAATATCACGAATTACCGTGTGACGGGCGTCGCGATCGAATCCGGACCAGTCGAGTGTAACGACAGTTCCATAATGGGGGAAGGTTTCTGCGAAATGATTTCGTAGACGGTACCAGCCACCAAGGATTGTTTCATAACCCCAGAGCATAGGAGAGGAGTCTTGCATAAGGAGAAGGTGAGTTTGAAGAGGCCATATGAACATGTTTTCAGCAGCGAGGAGAGTAAAGGGAGCGCCAAAAACTAAGCGGACTTTGGGCATAGAAAGAATACCAGGCTTACGTTCAACGATGTGTTGACGGGCGAAGGCAGTGTTCCAATAACGGAAATCTGTGCCACGAGAAGTGGTCGTGTGACCAAGCTTTGCATAGTGGATATTTTTGCGGGCATGAGTAAACATTTCGTTGTAAAGGTTATGTTTCGTCATTCTGACGTCATAAATTTTCAACGGTTCTGTGTTCTTGTGAGCTTCTGAGAAGAGATCACGTTGATCTTGATTGTGGAAGGGAGTGCCATAATGAAAGTGATTATACTTACTTTTGACATAATCTTTCCAGGCATTGGAGGAATTGAGTGGTGCACCAACGTTAGTTGAGAGGCGCCATCGATATTCTTTGAGATCGGAGAAGTGGACAGGTT